CCTGTTGAATTCTGTCCCCGTGGTGCAGGAATTGATTCTTGTTGTCGTGCGATTGAACGATTTACTGTTATGTACGTTCCTGTCTGCCAATCGTAATACTCGAATGACGCTACTAGTTTAGTCATACAAGTGAACCGCGAAGCGAGATTCCATCGTCGATCCAATTCGAAGAAATGGCATTGTCGCAAAACGGCTGTCCTATGCGCCAAGGTGCTTTGTGTACAGAACAATTATTCTCGCTTTTCCCGAGATTACACGATGCCTTTGGCATTTCTTTAGTCTTTGCTAAACCTGATGACAAGCTCATCTCCCGACCCCCAAATAACTTCTGTGATCTCAAGTTCAGAAATGTTTGTTTCATGCCATGCTGCATACGTTATTAGTCCGCGCAACATGTATTGAATCAAATCTTGTGTTGTCGGTTCTTCAAGAATCTTCATCAATTCTAAACTACCATCTGCAATTTTGCCATTACGATAGTTATCATCGACTTCAATGCCTTTAAGTGTGCGAACACTATTGGCAAGTGAGGTGAGTAACAAATCAAATGCAGCGTCATCAAATTCGACTTCTGCATCGTGCATCAATTTGTGGAGCGTTTGTTTCCACTCAACTGCAGCTTGATGTACACATCCCCATAAAATATCGCAGGCTTCATCATCTACGATAAAACCTGCAAGGTGAAGTGCATCTTTGAATGATGCGGGCCAGGATTTATGTGGCTCTACCATCTAGTCGCGAAACTTGCGGTCCGGCTGATCGTACTCGGTTAGCTTTTCTTTCTTCGGTGCATTTTGCTCGGAATGTTCACGCACTTTTTCTGCTTTACGTAGAACTTCGTAGTATTCTGCACGCGCATGTTCAAAGGCTTCACGTACTTCTTGTTCATACGACGGGTCTTCTTCATTCATATTCGCTTTGGGAACTTTATTTGATTTGTCGTTCATGTATCTCCTTAAAAATATGCGTCTGCGCCATCCAATCACGATCCTACTATGCCCGAATCATCATTCCACTTAAACTGATCTACGGGAAAATGAGTCTTGCATCCAGTGCAAAAAGTTGAACCGTAGAATTTCGGGTTGCGAGCGTACGTGTACGACAATGCAAAACTCATCGTTGTTGCAACACCGCACACAGTGTGTACGTACGTGGAACGTAATGGACGGACAAAGCCTTCTACTAGTTCAACGTCGGATAATACAAGATACTTCTTGTTCTGCCCCGACTCGGTTTTTTCGTGAAGTTCAGGATCGTTAGGATCATCAGTAGTCGGCATATTTACCTCGCGTACAGTTTGAAGATTGCAGCTTTTACTTCAACCGCGATTCGACGCCGGATTGCCGGTAGAGCCTCGGCTAGGGCTGTTCCACCAGGATCGCGCATGCGCATTGTCTGTGTACCATAACGCAAAAAGATATAGTGTGGTGAGGTGTTAATCAGGCGTACAGCAGGTCCGTTTGGTGTCCCCACCGTGACAATCTTACTCTCATCCATAAGATCACCACCCTGCGTATGTACCTGGCTATCAGGATGCACGAATGAATCAGCAGCAAAACGTGTAGAGTACGGATGACCAAGTTTACGCAAATCTTCAAGTGAATGATCTTGCACGTTGATGTGTTCAATCCACTTCGGCCAAACATCTTCTGTCATACAGCGCATTAGCACTTCTGCCATATATCGTGGCGCACCACTACCGATTAGTTTAATGTTTGACATTACAATCTTCAAATTGTGAATGCGAACATATTTGTTATCCATCGTAGTTCACAGGACGCAATGTTACTATTACACCGCGCACATCAAATTTTGCATCAATGACTACGTATGATCCGCGTCTATCTTGTCTAATTGGATCAGCGTTATACTCACTAATGTTGATAACTTTGCCTTTGGTAAATTGGTGCTCATACTGAAATGGACTAGCAATTGTATTTTTAAACTCGTATGGAATGCTGATTTGAATATCGCTGTCGTCGTTCACAGCACATACCAGCGTCCATCTTTATCATCAATTGCAGCCGTCTTGTTAAGCACCTGGGCTAATGTTTCTGCCTGCACTGCATCAGCGTCATCAAATCCTTCAACGCCCATATCGGTTAGTGCTTCAACTACATCTCCACCGACATCTTTAACCATCTGCTGCAGAGAATCAACGTCACCGTTCCCCAGCAAGAATAAAAGATCGTCATCTGTAATGTCTGCAAACGCTGATGCAAATGCACCTTGCAGAATTGAAAATTCTACATCAGTCAAGTCCATCATCGTGCTTAAACCTTCGAGTGATACTCCACTATCGACCATAACTGATGTAAAATTTGCAAGTTGTTCTTCATCAAGATTTTTGATGTCAATCTGATTAAGTGTTGCGGTCGAATAATCGAGCGTGTCCATATCACTTGCAAGCGTTTTCATGTATGCATCAAATTCGATGTCTGCTTGCAACGCGTTTACAGCTTCATCAACCGCGCTTAATGGTTCTTCATCTGTACTTGAAGTTTCCCCAAATCCAATTGATCCACTCCACTCATACGTTGGAGAATCATCGGGAATAGCACCATCAGCTTGTAACATGTGACGACAACGTGCCATGCATTCAAATTCACCCGGTTCGGGTGCGTCATCAGGTGTGTACGGATTACCGTTGACTGCATCAGAACAGCCATCGCACGTTTCGCTATCATCGGGACCGATGAAATACAGCAGCACACCTTGCGTATCATCAGCTTCAACAAACGATTCTTTGTATCCACGAACAGGATAACGTTCAAGATTGATCTTTGTTGGGATAAATCGCGTCGCACCGGTATTGTGATGCGTTTCTTCTTCTTTATCGCGTAATCCACCAAGTGCAGTGACAACAGGAAAAAGTTTGTCCACAACATCAGGTGTTGTCGATACTGCAATATGAATTCCATTGAAATCTGCATGCTCCCACACATGCCGACCTTCTGATCCTGACATTGCAGTTAGAATCTTATCGCGTGTTGCACGATCAAGCGATGATTCACCAACGGTGTTCTTCGGTGTACCTTCTGCAAACGGAACAACAACGCGCATGTGTTCGAGCGCGTCACCTTTAGTGATTTGTGTACCACCGGGTGTCACATTCGTCATCATCGTTGTGAACGTATTCTTACCGAACTGTTCTGTTAGTTTCGGTGTAAGTTCATCTGATAACTTGTTAAGGTTGCGATAGTCTGCGCGAATCCAATAGTTGTTACCCTGTGTGCGTTGCAGTTCACCTTTGCTATCCACGTATGCAATAAACCCAGGATGCGTTTGCGCATGATCCGCGTTATCTTTAATGATGCCTTCGTAGTGTGCGAGTTGATCCTGCGTCACACTGTCGGGAATAAACGTATACATGGCAACTTGATTTGGATCGTTTGGCGAATCGAGTTTCAAACCTTGAATGCGCCGACCGAGAACGAAGTTGCCGTGTGCATCAGGGATCGCAGGTGAATAGATCGAGTTGTCGCCAGGGTAACGCGGCGGGGCCGGTGCTTTAAGGTCCCAGGGTGCGGGGCCGTTAGGATCGACGCCTATCTCGTTTGCCGCTGTCTGTACGTGGCCTACGGGTGCCTCTGCTGGGCCACTGCCACCGACGACGCCCTTGCGCCCCAAGTGCCCACGATCACCGGAACCGGGGCCTCCTTCGACTAGCGTCTCGCGCATCGGTGCGTGATCAACTCTTGTCGTGCCGTCACTGTACGTGATTTTTGCTCTGCCCTCTGCCATGTGACATGCGTAACCAACGATGTGAACTTTGTTATCTGCCTCAATAACAGATTCGTGCAGTGTGGGCAGTCGCGCTCCTTTGAATGTATCATTTAATAGCGTGAGCATACTCGACGGAATGTGTTTCGTTCGTTGTTCGTCGGTTCCGTTCATATACATCGAATACGCTTCTGCGAAGAATTCATGCGCGTTTGTGTTCGCGTAGCTTGAAGGTGCGTAGAGTCTCATAGGATTGCGATCATTATAAATCGCAAGCACTTTATCTTGAAACTCTTTAGGTGCAGTAAGTTCGTACACATGCCCAAGTTCATGTGTTACAACGTCATGGGTGAATTGACGAATACTTTCGGGTTTTAATATGTAATCTACGCTTCCACCGTTGTGATCCGGCTTTATGATGTGTTCATAATCACTGCTGATTTGTTTTGGTGCGAATACTAGATTAGCATGAACATTATCGGAATAGATAGTTGTCATACCCGACCAGCCTACGTCTGCTGATTGTTCCAAACCTTTAATGTCGGCAGTGTTAGTGTTAGAAGATACAATACTTTTAAGTTTTAGTTCGAGTTCGGGAACGATTGCAACGTTGTCTAAGATCGCACTTTTTACATCGTCCTGCATTTTAAGCGGCATGTCTGAAACAGGGAATGTAAAATGAATGTCTACCGCAGTAATGCCGCGATCTTTTGCCATTTTTTGATTGAGATTGCCTTCGTTTGCTTGAATGACAAACTTATCGGATTCGCTTTTTTGTGTTAAACGCATCTCGATTGCGTCGAACATCTTACTCGGGCCGCTACCGCCGACATGACCTTTGCGCCCAACATGTCCACGATCTCCGCTTGATGCAGTGCCGACTTCGCGCACGTTGTGTTTGCGATCAGCGAATTGCACAAACTGTTTCATGCCGTCGCGATATGCACGTTCTGCCGTGCGCCATGACCAGTGACCGTACAAGAAAATGCGACTGCGATACTTTGCAATCACACGCGGTACATCATCAGCGTTTTTACACTGATCTAGATCACGTTTAAGATCGGGTAACAGGCTTTGTTCGAGGTACTTGCGGTTTTCTTTGATCGAATCATCGACAATGGAACGTGGTGCGACAACCGGTTGGTCAAATTTTGCAATCCAACCGCGTTCTTTCATATCTTCAAGCGCGCGCGTGAATCCGATGTTCGCCGCCGTCTGCAAGTTGAGTTCTGCAATACGATGTAGGTCGGCAACAATGTTTACAACAACCGGAATATGATGCCCAGATGATCCAACCGACACCGAAAGTTTATGCTCATACGATGTGAGCGTTTGCCACATAGCATGCTGATAACGCTTGATTGCAACCTCAAGCGTTATTACATACATTCTGCGCGCATTTAGCAGAACACGATTGATTGTTTTGTCAACTTCAATCAAATCGGATTTTGCTTTAGCGAAACTTGTTCCGCTAGGCATCGTCGCTTATGCGCATTTCTTCTGTTGATGCAACGGCATCTTCGAACTCTTGCACAGCATTCGAATTTGAAAGAATGTAGCGTGCAAGTCCGGTGCGAATTTGCACAAGTGGCTGCATTGCCTCTTTCAAAATCACCGTGTACATAGCACGACGCAGCACATCAGTTTCCTTTTGACGGATGCGCGTAGCACCTTCATTCGCCATAGGATTGTTCGCAGGTTTGCTATACGCGGGGCTAGCAGATGTTGCGTTTGGCCCTGTGGGTGCTGAATGCTCGTTGACCTTGGTCGAGCCAGAGTTCGGCTTCTGCCCAGCCGGTACACCGTTGCTCTGGGCTGATGGGTTAGGTTCTTGCTTGAACCCCGCGACTGCCGGTGGAGTGGGTACATTGATGATCGGCGGCGCGGTCGGCGGAATCTTCGCCGTAAGTTCTTCTTGCACCGATTGCGCGTTGACGACATCCGGGTTGTGCTTGTTGTCCTGTCCGTACACATGTGCAATAGACATACCGGCTTTTGCTTCCAAAACCATCATGCCCCACATCTCGTAGAAATCATACGACGAGATACCGAGTTCTTTTGCCGCAAGCGTTGCGGAGATCGACTTCGGCAACCATTCCATTGCTTCCATTAAAGCAATGTCTTTCAACTTCGCACTGCGATCTTCTTGTGCAATTGAAGGGAACGAAAACTCTACAAGTTCGCGTGCATACTTACCGGATTTCTTGATTGCCTCGATACGTTTCTTTTGCTTTGCATTCAGTGGTGCGCGCCCTTTGATGTTGGTGTTCTGTCCAACAAGTGCGCCTGTCTCGATAAGCGATTCACGCGAAGTTACTGTTTCCTTGCGTGTTACATTAGTATTTTTTGCTGATGTAAGTGCTTGACGATGCTCATTTTTCTGCTGATTAAGCGCAAGTTCATGCTGCTGATCAGATTGTTTACCAAGCATCTGTTGCTGCTGCTGCGCCTGTTGGTCGGCGGCTTCTTGCTGCTGCTCTTGCTGCTCCTCTTGTGCAGTTTCGACTTCACCTTTAACATCATCACGGTTCGGTAGTTCTGCCTCCGTGGTTTCCAAGCGTTTAACAGTACGCGCGTCACGTAGCACATCATCAATGTTAATGATGCTGCTTTCAGCGAGATTCTTAATCACACGATCAAAGATAGTGTATGCAATTCGCATCTCGAACTGCTGACGAGACTCGTAGCGTTTTGTACCCGGCTCAACAGCAGTGAGAACACCGGCACGCGCACCACGCGCAGACATACCAATAAACTCTTTTGGTTGACCGGTGCCTACTGCAAGCGCATTTGAAAGTGAATCAATCAACGGTGTAATGTTGCTTGCCGTCATACCGGATTGCTTTGCTTCAAGTTTGACTGCGTTTGTATGTACAAACGTTGAACCGGGTGAGAACGGATCGGGCAATTGAAGTCCGAGTGCCGTTACATCATTGTCACCGGAAGAAACTGTAATGTCCCAACAAAATGCGCCTTCAAGAATTCCTTTGATGACATGCGCGTTCATCAAATCTTTTAGACGCTTTGCCCAGCCAAGGATCGAAAAAAGATCGGTGCGACCACGCTTCTCGTATTCAGATACGTTCAACTTGAAGTGGCTGATTTGATCCGCAGGAATTTGACGAATGATGTAGCGCAACTGCGGCATATTTGATTTGACGTACAACTGCATCGGCGTGCTGTACTGCTGATGATAGTAGTAGACTTTGCGAATGTCCTCGGGATCAGTGACAATTTCCCAAATTGTTGATGGATCATCCGTACGAAAATCAGTACGACCGCGTTCATCATCGTTATCGTACCACTCGATAAACATCTCGCCTGCCCACCAACAATCGGTAAGCATATTCTCAAAACGTGCATAAAAGTCGGTGCGATCCGTGAACTCACGAAGTTCTTCATCAAGATCAATGTTGTTACACGTATGATCAATTCCACGACCAAGTGTAAAATACGTTGTGAGCATGACGAGTTGATGAGCCCAGGGATTATGGTTGAACGCTTCAAACGCTTTTGCATGCATATCAAGATACTGATGCAAGTATAGTTGCTTTGACCAAGGTCCACCCATCAGTGGAACGTACTCTTGATTTAGATCACGATTGCTACCGTAAACTGCTGATGAGCCTGTAACATAGTCCTGTCCAAATCCGCCTGCTGCATCTTGATCCGAACCATCAGAAAAATAATCACCTTCACGAAGTTTGTTGCGTGTCTGCTCAAGTGTGTAACCTTCACGCATCAAGCGCGTGGCTTCTTCTAATACACGTTGTGCAGCGCGATCAATTTGCGTCTCGCGTGTTGCTTGTGATGCCTCACGCAGTTGCTTTGGAGGTAAAATGCGATTGGTGAAATCGCTTGTCCAATTTTCAGCTTTCTTCAATGCTTCAAGCAAATCAGCACGATTAGAATAACGATGCGTGCGATACGTTTTGCCATCAACGCTCGCTTCATAAAGTGTTGCTTGCACATCCCCAATTTCGACTCCGTTGTGATCTTTTAGAAACAACGGGTCAAATGGGACAAACTTTGGATTCTCCAATCCTTCAAATTCTTTATCGGGATCATAGGAGCTAGCAGTGCCGTTAGAAACTGAAGTTGTAATCCTGGGCCTGCTGCCGTTTCCATTACCGTTTGGAACTTTGATCGTCTCACGCACAGCTTCACTAATCGAAACGAGTCCGAGTGCTACCAAACTGCGCGCAATTAGTTTTGGAAATGTCGTTGCCATCAATACCTCGACCTCTGCTCGTAGTGCCGTGCGGTTCCAATCACTGCCGTCGCTCGTTTAGATCGGACATTGATTGCTTTTGGAGATGCCTGTGATTCGGACATCGCGATCAAATAGTAATTGGTTGCGTGTGCATAGTGGTCCTCTCCTAAACGTTTGTAGATTGCACGCATTACTGCGCCTTCATCATCTGTTTCGTTTTCTTTAGCGAGATTACACACTTGCGGTACATACTCATCAGGTATGTTACGCGGAAGCACGACATCACGTAAAATAATCTGTTCGTACATTGCATCGAGTGATTCTGTACGATTCACAATTACTTTATGTTCGCGCTTATCGCTTGCATCTGCTGGTTGCGTCCAAGTGTAGTCGCCTTTTTGATCTTTCGCGTAATAGCAGAGAAACACACGACCAGGAAAACGTTCAGAAAATGAACGCGCACTGTGTTGATTCGGTGTTCCGTCAATGACACAACGATCAACTTCGTACGTGCGCATAATTTGATCAAGTTCATCAAACTTCGCCACTATGCACACAAGCAATACGTTATGTTTCTTACCATACTTCTCGCGCTTACCAATCACGATGTGTAGAGCGTCACCTTTTTGATCGACGCCCATGAACGTGTGTATGTCTGGATGCATTTCGTAATCACCACGACATGAATTCACCATATCGGGCGAGACGCGCATGGAAGCAGAAGAATAAGGAATACCAAGTTTGGAACGCATAAACTCGGGACGACGACGGCCTGATTCATACTCTGCCATCATGTCGGAAAGATCAAGATACGATGAATACAATCCGCATACATGATAACCACGAACACGTTTGATTGATGGCGCTTCGGGAACCCATACCCCATAACCGGCTTCAAGTTTTGCTGCGCACTTGCGACACTGCAAGTATGATTCGGTTTCACTTACGCGCTTTACGCAATCGGGAAACTGAAATTCCAAGATATTGCGTGTCTCGCACTTCTTGCAAATGAGATTCCAATAACGACGATCACTAAGACGAAACTCACGATCAATGCCATAACCATCAAACGTTGGAGTTGAAAGCTTTAAGCGCCATTTGAGCATTGAGTGATTCAAACGTTGATCAGCAAGTGCTTCCGATGTTTCAGAAACTTCATCAAGTTCATCAAAAATCAAACAATCGGCGGGAATTGATTTCATTGCAATCGACGATTTCATTCCACGAAAGTACAACCAACCGCGACCAACACGCCGAAGTCCAAGTGAATCGTCTTTACCGATGATTTCCTGTAAATGTGGGGAGTTATCCATCATTGGTGCAACGCGTGTCTTTGAGAAATCTTGCACATCAGTATCAGTTGGGAAGAAGTAAATTGTATTCTTCCCAAGTTTGTCACAAACGAACAATGACTTAACAACTGCATAGATGCTAAGTCCCATTTGCGCAGACTTTTCGATCACTTGGTACTTGTGATCGTCTAAATAGATGTCAATCAAATAGTTATGAAGATCAAACGAAAACTTTGTGCCATCTTCCAAGTACAGATATTCTTCTGCATATCCGTATTGAGTTCTATTGGCAGCTTCGCGTGCAATATCTTCGTTAGAGATCATCGCGTCCCGCTTGTGGTGTTACGTCGATGATGTCTGCATTCGGTAGCCCGCGTTTGTTTTGTTCGCTCTTACGCAAAAGTGCGGCAAGATCAGAATCTTTAAGCTCGATCTTCAACGTTTGCACTGTGCTGTTCTCGCT